AAATGGGGGATAGTTCAAATGAAGATGCTATAATCAATGGTGCTTTATTAGTAGCATTACACGGAATATTTGATATTGGCGGTAAAAAACCTGAGAGAGTTAAGGCTTCGAGAGAATTCTTAATCAAAAAATTAGAGTCAGAAGGTATTAAAAATCCTGAAAGTATAGTCAATGAGACATTTAAACAGGCAGTAGAATTTAAAAAGACTCATCCTAAAGAATATGAAGAATTGTTTATAAAACCAATAGAAGGCAGAGAAAAGATACAAGAATCAGCAGAATTCCAAGAATCTAAATTCGTCCAAAAAATCAACGAAGGACTCGAAAAAGCAGGATTAGGGGTAGATACCCCAAAAGTGAAAGAAACGCCCACAGAGGTTAAATTAGTCCAATCGGATGCGAAACCTACGGTAACGCAAGAGTTCAAAACTCGCAAGGCGCGTTATCAAGTGTTTTCTGATGGCAAAATAGAGAAAACTACTAAAACTGGTAAGGTTGAAATATCTACTCAAGAATTTGAAAGGGTGGTAAAGGCTAAACAGGCGGGACAAAAGGCATTTCAAACTCGTCAAGAAGCTGAAACTTTCATTCCTGAGAAATTATTAGATGAACTTCCTGCACTTAGGGCTTTACGAGGAACTGCTGTAGGAACTCCGGTTAAAGGAGAATTTGGAGCATATCAAACAGAATTAGAGGGGGTTAAGATAGGAAAGTCTCCTATTGGAGCTAAAGATATATTTGATAGAAAAGCTCCTGAGAATTATGACACTATTCCTCTCTCTCGAATTGAAGAAATTGATCCGGTACTTGCATCTAAGGTTCGTACAGAAACAGGTGAAGTAGATTTTGACAAACTTTTAAATGAGGCACAAAGAGAAGTTCAGTCTGTAACAGAAGGAAAGTTTGAAGGTACTCCTGAGATGAGGGAGGTACAGGCAAGATTAAGAGAGGAAGAAGAATTTAATGATAGACTTTTCAATGAGAACAAGGAATTACAAGAAGAAATTAAGTTATTAAAAGAAAAAGATGTTGAAGAAGAATTATTTAAAGATATTGATAATTTAGCAAAGGAGGAACAAGTTGAGCAAAGTAAAAGAGATATTAAGGAACCAGTTGAAGCAGATGCCACAGGAGAAAAGGTTAGGTTATCTGGAGTATTTGAAAAGGAAAGTACGCGGGAATTTGAAGCCAAACAAGGACTCTCCCCCACAAAAGAAGCAAGTGTAGATCCAAAAACCATACAGGAAGGCAAGTCTAAGCCTGTAAATGATGGAATAAAAGAGGTTGGAAATAAGTTTAAGCACGAAAATTATAAAGAAAATCCTTATGAGGCTGGAACTTTTGAATGGAACCAATGGAACGAGGCGTGGGACAATTATCAACCGTTACCACAAAAAACTCCCGAATTACACGGTGGACTTCCTATTCATAAGTTAATTCCGAGAAAACTACGCACAAAGATAGAAACATTTTTTGCACCGTTTTCAAGAACTCCCGAATCAAAAGAACTCTTAGAAAAAAGAGGAAGGATGTTTGGTTTTGTTGATCGTTCAGAAGGTTTTATTGGTAAAATAAATAAAAAGTTAGACAAATTTGATGCCGATACTAAAAAAGATATTTTTAGATACCTCGATGGACAACTTGATTTATCTGATTTGCCTAAAGGAGCACAACGTCCGGCAAAAAGCATACAGCAAAGGACTATTACTATCGGTAAAATGCTTGTAAAAAGAGGGATTTTATCACAAGAAACAGTTGATAAACTTGAAGGTAAATATATTCATTATATGTATGCAAAACATATTTTGGGAGAAAAGGCTATTGTTGGTATTCGCCCAAGTGGAAGATTGGATTTAAGTTATACAAAAGAAAGAAATCCTGATATGACTCCAGAACAAAGAGAGGCTTTAGGATTAATTGAGGATGCTTCAATCGCAGTTCCGGCAGGGATGGGAAAGGCTCTTGTAGATATTGGAAAATTTGATTATATGAAGGCTATTGCTGAAAATCCTAAGTGGGTGTGGGAACCATCGTTAGTTAGAGTGGGTGGTGTAGAACAATTAGGCACAGTAGGAGAACCTTCTACGTTCAAAGGTGGCAAAAAGATGGGAATTGGCAAATTAGTTGAAGAAGTTAAAACTTTTTCTAAGATGGTAAAGAAATTCCCTGAGAATGAGGCGATGAAAAATAGACACGCTGAACTAAAAAGTGCTTTAGATAAGGCACGCGTTGATACTAAAAATGCTCCCGCAGATTTTGTTCAACTGCCAACCACAAAAGGATATGGAGATTTAGCGGGAGCCTATGTAAGAAAATCTATTGCTGATGATTTATTGCCATTAACAAGTTCTGTTGTCGGTGGTCGTGGAGATTTATTTGGTGCGTTGGCTAAAATAGAACAGCAGGGAGTTGCCTTGCATAAAATGGGTAAGGTTGCGTTAAATGTTCCTACAGTAGTAAGAAATATTGTTTCAAATATATTCCAAAACAATATGCGCGGTAGAGCATTAGGTAAGATTCCCGGAGACATTGTTAAAGGTGCAAAATCAATGTTGAATAAAGATAAACATTTTGTAGAGGCTAAAAAATTAGGTTTATTTAGGACTAATTGGAGTGTTACTGAAATCAAAGATGTTATAAATGAGTTTTCAGGGATTACTCTTGGTAAGTGGGGTAAGTTTTATACCGCAGTTAGTAATGTTGCTAAATATTACGGAAGAATTGATGATATTGCTAAACATACTATTTATGTTCAACTTAGAGGTAAGGGAGTTCCTATTGGAGAGGCTGTTGTAGAGGCTCAAAAGTGGGGAATGGATTATAGTTTGGGTTCACGATCAATAAAAGAATTAAGAAGGCATATTATTCCTTTTGGAACATATCAATATAAAATTGCTCCTTTGATTTATGAATCTCTTATGAAGCGTCCCTGGGTTATAGGAAAATATTTAACGATTCCATTTCTTGCAAAAGAAGCAGCACAGTCATTAAATGATATTAGTCAAGAGGATTGGAAAAAATTAAAGGCACAATTACCGGATTATGTTAAAAATAATCGTTCATATATGGTAATACCTCATAAAAACGAACAAGGACAATGGCAGTTTATAAATCTTGAATACTACTTTCCGTGGGGTAACTGGTTCGCAATATTTAAAGATTTGTCGAAAGGAGATTGGGCGGAACTCGCAAAAGATTCGGGAGTAGGCAATCCATTTTTAGACTTATTTGTAGCATTAAAAACAAATAAAGATACTTTTACAAAAAGGCAGATTATTAATCCTGTTGATACTCCTTCCAAACAATGGTTAAGTGCCTTTGAATATATGTTCTTTAAGTTTGCTCCCTCTGCTCTCTCAAGATATGGAGCTTTGGGATATACAGTAAGAATTGGTAACGAGGATAAGTGGGGAAGAACAATAACTCCGTTACAGGCTATTGGAAGATGGTTTGGTTGGAATGTCATTACGATAAGCAAGTCTCAGTCTAAGGCTATTAGGAAGGCAAAATTAACGGAGTTATCTAAGGAATATAATAGAATTAAAAGTGATCCTTCTATTCCTATGCGTTACAAAAAGAAGGTGAAAAATCAGTATTTGGCTATGAGGAAGGAACTTTTAGGCAAATAATTTGCATAAACAAAGAAAAGGAACGAAAAGATGAGAGAGAAAATAAGAATAAGTGATAAGAGTAAGGTCTTGTCAGATGTGTTTGGTGTTTTCTATACAGGAACACACAAAGGAGAAAATGCTGTCGACAATGCTTCTGTTTTAACAGATATGGGTAATAGAAGAAAATTATACCCCTTCTTGGACGAGATTGTTGGTAAAACAATTTATAACCTTACCGATGGTTCAAGCGGTGTTATAACCGGTATTACAAACAATACTGTAACTGCGACTTTAGCTGGTGGAACTGGAGATGATTGGGATCTTAATGATCTATATGTAATTGGAGAAAGAGTGCTTAATGTTGCGATTGGTGGACCGCCTGTTCCGGGCGCAAGTATGCCCCCGCCTGATGGATATGATACGATTGCCGATGGGAATAAAGATGTTACTGTTGCGGGAACAAGAGAACCATTAGTAGGTTCTGCTACTCCCTGTAAAAAAGTAGACATACAAGCTAACGGAGATAATACGGATGTTATTGTTATTGGAGCAAATACTTGTGTTGCTGCTTTAGTAGGAAGGCGTGGAATACCGTTACTTGCATTTAGTACTTATACATTGATGATTGAAGATTTGGCTGATGTAAATATAGATGCAGTTGTTAGTGGCGAAGGCTGTACCTTTGTATATTACGAATAGGAGATGATTATGAGAAAATTAATTTTAATACTAATATTAGCTTTAATCTTTGCCGGAGATTTGGTTGCACAATCAAGTGTTCAAGGTCAAGGTTCTGTTACTAATATATATAATACTATTGTTCGTAGAGATCCAAGTGGAGACATTGTTGCAAGTACGATTAATGCAGAAACAGGATATGAGATCAATAGTGTTGCTCTCGCAAGTTTAGACAATATCTTGTGGGTAGACATTAATTTTTCTGCTGTTACTTCAACAGGTTCGATCAATAGACCGTATTCAACAATTTCAGATGCTATAACTGCCTCTGCATCGGGTGATTTGATATTAGTTGTGCCGGGTGTTTATTCAGAACATTTAGCAATAACCCAAGATAGTATCTCCATTGTTGCTATAGGCGGTCCAGAAGTTACCTTCTTAGAGGCTCTTAGTTCTGGAGGTACAGGAATTGCTCTTACTGATTATACTTTAATTAAGGGATTTACATTAACAAGCGATGCTGCCGGAGCAATAATTGAATTAAATGCAGGAGAAAATAGTGTTCAAATACTTGATAATGTAATAAATACTACTGGCTCTGCTACTTTTGGAATTTCTGTTGGAGCAGCGGGTTCCGATAGTTTATTGGTTCAAGGAAATACCTTTAAAACTAATTCAGGCGATGGTGCAATTTGGCTTCAAAAGACAAACACAAATACAATAGTTGATAATAACTATTTCTTTGGTGCGGATTCTACAAGCGGTTATGCAATTCAAACAGCAGGAATAAATGTAGCAAGATTCTCTAATAATGTTATTGAAGGCTACGCTTCCGGTATATTTCCACATACTGTAACAGCCGGATCGGGTGGAAGTTATAATATCGTTATTGAAGGAAACTCAATTAAACATACCGCAAAGGCAATTAGATTAGGACACGCCTCACAAACGGTTAATATGGATTCAGTATTTGTCTTTAATAATACCATATATGAAAATAATATTGGTATTTATATAGCGGACGATGCTACGGTTTTGGCAAATACTTTTGCCATTGTAGATAATAGGCTTCTTGAAAATACGACCAACTATAACAATGCTCATTCCTCGTTAGTGCCTTATGCTTTGTCGAATTGGTATGGTGCGAATTTAGCAACAACTGGTACTTTCGGAGCAGCCAATACTACTCTTGACGGTTGGCTGTTGTTTAATGATCCGGGAACTTCTGCAAATTCCTTTATAGCTCAGTGGGTTGCTGATAATTCAGGAACACAACAAACATCAAGTGTTCAAACTATTTTTGGTGCTAACCCGTATTTTAGATTAAGTGCGCCCAATGATTCGGGTACGGAAACTCCAGTTTTAGAATTGCACGATGAAAGCATAACCTTGTTTAATGGTGCTGCGGGTGTTGATTATTTTCTAAATTTCAATGGCGAAGATAATGATGGTATAATTACTTATATGGAGGATGAAGATCGTTTTGATTTTGATAATGATGTTGATGTTGCGGGTGCTTTAACAATAGGAAGTCTAGGAACTGGCGACATAACGATTTCAGATGTTACTCCTGTTCTTAACTATAAAGATACTGATGCCTCTGCGGGAGATGTTAATTTCTCAATACAAGCTGATGCTACTGATATAGGCGACGGAACTGAGGACATTGATGTATTGTTTAATGCTCAAGTTGCGGGTTCTGCTATAGGATTTATGAGTTTTGATGCTGATGGAGATTTCTTTTTAAGAAGTGGAGGCGGTGCAAATACTCAACTTGTTCTTGATTCGGGTGGCAACGTAGGTATAGGTACTGCAACTCCGGGTACAACACTTGAATTATCTGATAATACAGCCAATGCAGCACATCCATTTATTACACTCCTAAATGATGATGAACAAGCAACAGGCGAAACAAGTCAAACTGTGGATGTTTTATTTGAGTTTAAAGGAACTGTTGATTCGGGAAGTAATTATACAGAAGAAGAAGCTGCCAAGATTTCTGCATATAAGATAGGCGATTTTTGGACAGCAGGCGGGCAAGCTGATAATGATGCAGGATTAAAACTATATACAGTTACAAACGGTGCTTATGTTTTAAATAGTACATTTTCAGATAATGCACTTGCTGTAGTTGGTAATGTAGCAGGTGCTACTTATGGTTCTAATTCTTCAGTATTAGATGCAGAATTGCTTTATATAAATACACTTTCAAGTAATGCACAAACACAAATAACTAATAATGCTGCTTTAGTAGATACTGATGATAAAATTATAGCAATAATAAATGCTTCACCAAGTACACAAATTGGAGTGCCTGCTGGTGGTATAGGAGTAGGAACTTTAAATGATGGTGGTTTACTTGTAGGTGCTGGAACTGCTGCAGTTGAAGTTTTAGCTGATGGTTTAACTACTCAAATTTTAGTTGGTGGTGGTTCTAATGTTAATCCTGCTTGGGGTGCTGATATACCAACAGCAGTAACAATAGGTTCTGGATATATTTATAGGGTAAGTGGAACTGATGTTGCTGATGCTGACGTTGTAGATGATATTACTTTAGCAACTTCCTCAGAAGCAAACTTTCTAAACAATGCTGCTGCTGCTACCTTTGGTGCGGTTGGAACTGATGCAGATGTTGTTTTAGCTTTTGATGCTGTTACCAATCAAGGTTCGATTACTTACATGGAAGATGAGGACAGATTTGATTTTGATAATGACATTATTGTAACAGGAAATATCGGAATAGGGTTAACGCCTACTGCTAATATGTTGGGACTTTCTGTTGAAGATGGATTAATCACGATTAAAGAAACAACTACCCCTACAGCAGATGCAGATTACGGGAAAATATATAATAAATCTGATAACATATTATATTTCCAAGATGGAGATGGAAATGAACATCCTCTAACCATTGGTGGTAATTTCTACGGAGAAATGTATTTTAATGCCAATGGTAATCCTACAACAATAGAAACCGCAGCTACTCCTATTGCAATGAGAGAATTCACTACGGGACTTTTAAGCGATTGGACATACACACAAGGAAGTACTGGTGCTGTTATTGCTTATTATGATAGAGGTGCAAATGTAGGTGTTCACGATGATACTCATGGACTATCAACTGGCGATGTTATCTCAATTAGAGGAACAACAGATTATAATGGTGTATTTTCTGTAACCGTTGTTGATGCTGACAGTTTCTACATAGCTGATACTTGGAATAATGATAATGGAGCAAGTGATTGGGATGAAGGTGATTATTTAACGGCCGGAACTGGTGCTGGTGGGGTTTATTTAATTGATTGGGAATTTTCAGCATCGGAAGGTGGTGGTGCTGGTTCTACTTTCACATATTCTCTCTTTAATGGAGCAACTCCGCTTAATAACACAATTATCCAAAGGAAATTTGCTAATAATGATGTTGGTGCTTTTGGAGGACATAGTCTGATTACTGTTTCTGATACTGATAGGATGTTTATGACTACACAAAGCACAGGCACTAATGCTGTAACACATTCTTATGGTTCTATTATCTTAGAGAAAATTCACGATTAAGAAGTAATAATTAAGGCTATAGCTTCGGTTATAGCCTTTTTTACTTGACAGGTGCGCTAAGATTGTTTAGTTTCGTATGAGAAATTCATGGACAAATTAATCAAGATATTAGCAAAACAGGGTCGTTCAAGACGCTGGCTTGCCGATAAAATAGGTATGCACGAAGTAACTCTTAGCAAAATACTTAACGGTAAAAATCCATTAACTTCTGAAATCAAAAAGAAAATAGCAAATGCGCTAGATATTCCAATAGATATATTATTTTAATATGGAACTTGCTCTACCCCTCACACATCTTCATAAGTCTCCTGTTAGTTTATCAAGACTGGAATAGGGCAAGTTTCCTTTAGAGAGGAAAGGAATGATAAAAACAACTTATCTCTGCAATTTCTGTGAAAACGATTTAGAGGAAAATCCTTCTGATGATCATATAATACATTTTGGAATGGAAGATTACCGCATAGACTTTTGTAATGATGTATGTGAGACGCAATTTCAAAATGAATGTGAACATCATACTGCTGAAACTGAGGGAATGGAAAACATTTGTTATGACTGTGGCAGAATAGTTGCTCATCCAGACTTATAGGAGGATTTATGAGCGAAAAATTATTTAAAGATTTTAAACCTAATTATATAAAATGGTATCATTATCTTTTTTTGTGGGCGTTTCCTAAATATCGAGCAATAGATGGTAATAATTATACTGAAATTACAAAAGCATTTGGAAAAGTTTTCGTTACAAAAGAAGGTAAGTTAAATTATCATATTGGAGTAGACCCTGTCACAAAGGAGGGGAAATGAAAATGAAAGTATTATTAGTTATAATTGGTATAGCTTTTTTGGTAACTGCATTTTTTATTGATAGACTGCCAAAGAAAGAAGAAGAAAGATTGTGGTTGCAGTGCAATACAACTAAAACGTCAGATTCTACTCACACCATTAGTGCTAGGGTTATAAAGATAGGCGATAGTAAAATTTACGGAAGAAAGCAATTTGAGTATAAAACACGTAACGTAGATTATATTGTAAGCTATCAAAAAGCATATAAAGAAATGTGGAATTGGTACGCAGATATTGTTAATAAGGAATAAAAAATGAAATACATAATACTATTAATCAGTTTAAGTTTTGCACAAGTAATTGCTCCAATAGGAATGGGAGAAAAAATGGCAGAAAAAGAAATACCTTTGTGGTATATAAACGACAATGGAATAACAAGTAGGGTAATAACGAAGAATGACTTTTTTAAATATGCAGAAGAATGTTATAATGATACATCTATGATAGATAGTGGATTATATTCTGAACATCCGGATTTATAGGAGGATTTATAATGAGAGAAATAAAATTCTGCCCTGAGTTAGAAAAAGAAATAAAAAAGATGAAAAATGACATTGTTTATTTTATAGAAGTTATGTTAAAAATAAAACTTCTCGATTAGCAAATATTACTAAATATTGTGAAATAATTGGTAATAGTGTTGAAGATAACATTGATGATTTATGTGAAAAATATTTACCAGAGGAAACAGATGTCGAGACTAAATGAGGAGAGACAGAATAAGTTAGAGCCGAAAAGAATTGAGTATGCCAAAGAGAAAATTGAGGCGTTGGGATATAGCGTTGAATTAATTGAGAAAGGATTAGTTTTTCAATTTAATGGTAACAGGATAACATTTTGGGCATATTCCGGTTGGCATACAGGGAAAGGGATAATAGATGGTAGAGGTCTAGATAATTTACTTAAACAAGTTGGAGATAATAATGAGTAACGAAATAGCAGTAATAGAAGATGGTAAAAATGTAATAGCTTTAATCGGGAAGATGGCTGAAAATCCCGATGTGGATGTCGAGAAAATGGCGAAATTAGTTGAATTACAGGAGCATATTTACGATAAACAGGCTGAAATTGCCTACAGTAATGCTATGCAAGAGTTACAGCAAGAGATTCCCGCAATAAAGGCTTTGAGCATAAATCCGCAAACTAAGAGTAAATATGCAAAGCTCGATCACATAAACAGCGTTATAACACCTATTTATACTAAGCACGGATTCTCTCTCTCGTTTGGAATGGCTGAATGTCCTATAGAGAATTGGTTTAGGACAACTTGCACAATTAGACATAAATTAGGACACTCCGTAAAAGAATTTATTGATTTGCCTTTAGATGATACTGGCATCAAGGGTTCTGTTAATAAAACTCCGGTACACGCAACAGGCTCGTCTAATTCTTATGCTCGGAGATATTTAACGGTTATGGTATTTAATCTTACGATTGGTGGAGAGGATTTAGATGGTAATGCACCTAAAGAAATGACAGGAGATGAATTAATTATTTCTATGCAGGGCGAAGTAAACGACCTTTTAAGAAAACTTCCAGAGGCAAGAAGGGTTCCGTATTTACAAGAAATGCAAGTAGCAGAAAAAGAGGGACATCTATCTGTAGACTATTTAACTACGTTGAAAGATTCAATCAATAGTGATTTAAAATGATATATCACGACATAGAACAAGGGTCTGATGAATATTGCGAACTTAAATTAGGGAAAATATCTTCTTCGCATTTTTCAGAAATAATGGTTAATACTATTAACAGAGGTGGCGAATTTGATTCTCAGGCTAAGTGGGGAGTGGGTGCTAAAGATTATGCTGCACGGTTGGCTCTTGAAAGGAAAACTAAAAAAAGACTTGATAGTTTTCAAAATGATTGGATGCAGAGGGGTAATAGATTGGAACCGGAGGCACGTCAAAAATATGAGTGCAAAACCTTTCAACTTGTAGAGAATGGTGGATTGTTTATTAATGGAGATTTAGCAACAAGTCCAGACGGTTTAATCGAGAAGGGTGGAATTGAAATTAAATGTGTTAAATATAATACACAGTTTGCGGTTATGGAGGCAGAATTTTACGACACTAAATATAAGTGGCAGATGCAAGGACAGATGTTAGTTGCTAATTTGAAATTTGTGGATTTCGTTAGTTATTGTCCAGAACATCCAAAAGAAACTGAATTGTATATTTACCGTGTTGAAAAAAACAACGTCAATTCTGACCAAATTACAAAAAGATTAGAGCATTTCAAGGAATTGATTGCTGATTATGAAAAAATGATAGGAGGGAATAATGGGAAGTAATCCACTAATAAAAGCAACTGTCAAAAAAACATCAAAAGATATTCAAGTTTATCAATTAGGGCGTGGTGAAAAAATTGGTGATAATTTTTATCCGTTTTATTGTGATTATGCTGATATGAAAACTGAATATAAAAAAGATGAATTAATCTTTGGTGGCAAAGTGGAGGAAAAATGAACAAAATAGAACTAAAAATTAAATCTCTAAAGTTAGAGAACTTTGGAAAGTTCGACCATTTTGAGTGTGTATTTGGTAAAGAAGTTACCCGGTTGGTTGGAATTAACGGAAGTGGCAAAACAACTGTAGGATTAACCGGAGTTTGGGCTACCATAAAAGGAATTGCTGAAAGGGCAAGTACAGGTCAATTAGTCGGAGAACGGTTTAGATTTATCGGTAGGAATAGGGCAACTTCTGATCTTGAGATAAACCTTGTTGATGAAAAGAATGGATTAGAGATAGTTATTAAGAATCATCTATCTAAACAGTCCAACCAAATCGAATTTGACTGTATAAAGGGTGCGTTACCTGATGATTGGGTACACGATTTCCTAAACATAGCATTTCTATCCGCTAAAAATTTTACGCAATTAAGTGGCAAGGAACAGGCACTATTATTAGGAATTGATGTTGATAAGTTTGATGTTAAACTTGCGGAGTTGAAACAGGACTTTACAATTATTAATTCTGCCTTGCGAGGTTATGGCGACTTAGTGGAGGTTGAAAAGGTTGAATCGGTTTCGGTTATTGATCTGATGCAAGAAAAAGAAATAGCGGAGGAGTTCAATTTACAACAAGGGAAAACAAGAGCCGAAAAAGAGCAAAATGTTATTGCTATTAAGAATATAGAATCGGACATTTCTCTTTTACAGGACAAATTAAAAGAATGTAAATCAAAAAAGTTTGCGCCAATCGAAGAACTAAAAGACATTGAAGAAATACGCGAAAAACTCAAAAATGCAGCAGATATTAATCGTCAAGTTCTTGACTATGAGAACTATTGCATTAAACATAAAGAGAAGGTTGGAAAAGAAATTGAGGCAAAAAAGAATAAAGACAAACAATCTAAAATCATTAACGAGAGAATTGACTTCATAAAGTCCTTTAAGTTCGGTTTTAAAGGGTTGGGAGTTGATGATAAAGGTGGTTTAATCCTTAATGAAAAACCAATTAAGGAACCGTATTTCTCTAAAGGTGAGTTGGAATTGATCGTTGCTAAGTTGTATACTTCACTAAATCCGATATTTAAGACCCGTTTCATTGATGATTTTGAACTGTTGGATGAAGATAATCAAAAGAAAATACTCGACACTTTATTAAAGAAGGGTTTTCAAGTTATTACTGCGGAAGTTGGCAAAGTGGCAAAAGATAAGAAAAATTCTATTCTACTTAGGGAATGTAAGGCAGTTGATGATTATGATGATAATAAAGAGGAATTATTGTGAGAGAAATAAAGTTTAGAGCATGGAATACAGAAACAAAAACTATTATTGATTTAAAAAAGATAACACCCTTAGCAATAAACATGGATTTCGATGGCTTGTTTTTACCATTTGCAGATGATTTTATTCTTATGCAATACACAGGATTAAAGGATAAGAATGGAAAAGAGATTTATGAAGGAGATATAGTAAGGGCAAGATATATAGAATCAAAAGAATATTATAAAAACGAAGTTATAACCATTGAACCAACCGAAACTACAAGAGGATATTGGGAAGATTGTGAAGTAATCGGCAATATATATGAGAATAAGGAATTGTTATAGTCAACGATGATTTTTATTACGATAAATTTGTTCCTGAATTCGCTTTGTTGCAAATTGAAAAAGAGGCGTGGCGTTGTTTGGCAAGGAGAGATCGTGTTCTTATACGCAATCGGATTAGGAAAACAAGTTATCTCTGGCACGTCGCGCCTCATATTTTAGATGAAATCATAACGGAGTGTAGAAAATGAAGACTAAAGATAAAATATTTGAAATAATAATTATACTATTATTGGGTTTTAGTTTGTTGGCAAATATTCTTCAATGGGAAGAAAATAGAGAATTAGAAGAATTAAAAGATGCTTATAGAGAAGAAGCTGCCGGAGATAAAAATTAATGCAAACTAGAGAAATGATAATTGATTCATTTTTAGAGGTTCTCAAAGATTTGATGTTAAAAGAAGAAGATTGTGAGAGGGTTCTCTCTCAAATTGGTGCTTTATGTAGTCCGGTTTATGTCCCTTGTAAGGTTATACATTTGAATTCTAAGGACAAAATTGCAGATACCATTAAAAAGTAGTATATTCTTTTATGTTAAAGTCCAATTATATTAATCCTACAATTACCGAGATGCCTGTATCTGTGAAGTGCGGGGCGTTCCCTTTGGCGCGTAACATCATCTCGGTTGTTTTTTTGAGGTTAATATGAGAATATGTACAATTAGTGGTTGTGATAAAAAATACTGTGCTAATGGTTATTGTGAGATGCACAGGGCTCGTTATCGTAGGCACGGCTCTCCTTATATAACCAAAGGACACGGAATGTCCACAAACCCAATTTATGACACTTGGTGTACAATGATTCAACGTTGTACAAATCCAAACAATGCAAAATATAAAATTTACGGTGAGCGCGGGATAAAAGTTTGTTATGAATGGCGAAAAGCTTTTTTGTCTTTTTATAAAGATATGGGGGAAAAGCCTGATGGTATGCAAATTGACAGAATTGATAATAATGGAGATTATACTCCCGAAAATTGCAGATGGACTACTTCCGCAGAGAATAACAGAAACAAACGCAATAATGTTCTTAGTATAAAGAAAGCAAATAAGATTAGACTCTTATATAAAAAAGGCATGTATCCTAAAGAAATATCAAAAATAATGGAAATAAAACACCCTACCATAGAAAGCGTTATATATCACAACGCTTGGGAGGAAAAATGAATAAAAACGTTTCTTTTTATCAGCAATTAAAACCATATACAAGAAGCATTAAAGCAAGAATAGAGATAATGAATTTTATATCAGATAGGATTAACAAACTAAGATTATCTTATATAGGAGAGAATTATCCCAAAAAGAATGGCGATAAATATTTGATAGCATTGAGAGACATACAGGAGTTACTAAATGACACAAAAAAATAAAATCAAACAACATCTAAAGAAAATTGGTTCAATCACGCCCTTAGACGCTTTAGACCTTTACGATTGTTTTAGATTAGGTGCAAGGATTTGGGACCTAAAAGAAGAAGGGATGAATATTATAACTAAAATCAATTCCGGATCAAAAAAATATGCAATATATTCTTTGAGGTAGCATGATTGAAAAAAGAATAAAAGTTTGCAAAACTCCAAATTGTGATAGGTTAATTGTCTATAGAAATGGCATACCTATTTCTAATATGATAATCTATAAGGTTACCAATAAAATCAACGGTAAATTTTATGTAGGGCAAACAATCAATGGTTTAGCTTGGCGTAAAAATGAACATTTAAAAAGTGCGCAACGTAGTGTTAATAATCATTTCCACAGCGCGTTGATTAAACATGGTAAAGAAAACTTTAATTGGGAAGTTCTCTGTATTTGTTATAGTGTTAATGTTCTTAATGAGATGGAGCAACATTATATTGCTTTATATAATTCAATGAATGATGGGTATAATATGACAAGTGGTGGAGAAAATTATACAGTCTCCGAAGAAACGCGGGAGAAGATGAGAAAGGCAAACGCAGGCAAAAACAACCCGATGTATGGCAAAAAAAGAGATTTAAAAGGGGAAAAACATCCACACTATGGTATTAAAAATACAGTAGAGACCAAAAAGAAAATGAGTGACGCAAGGATTTTATATTTAAAAAACAATCCCGATAAAATATTGAAAGGAAAAAACAATCCTATGTGGGGAAGAAAAATGTCAGAAGAAACGAAAACTAAAATGATTAATAACTTGCCCGACAGAAAAGGTAAAAACAATGCATTTTATGGTAAAAAACATACCGAAGAAACAATAAAAAAGATGAAAATTGCACAAAGGAAATGGAGAGATGAAGCAAAAAAAACTTTGTAAATGTGGTTGTGGTAGGGCTGTGGTAATCAATCGCCAAACTGGGATTTCATATAGCAAATATGCACCTAATTGCCTCTATAAAAGGAATTACGCGAAGTCTAACATTAAAAATGCGCACAAAAAAACGCTTAAATTGCCAAAATCTCGTACTCCAATGCAAAGGGCGGTAGGCAGGGCTGATTTTTGGTTTAGCAAGTATATTAGGCTAATTAAGGCTACTGTGTACGGAGATATTGTATATGTTGAGTGTTATACTTGCAGAACTCTTAATAATATCAAAAAAATGGATTGTGGACACTTTATTGGCAGAGGACATCATTCAGTCCGGTGGGAAGTTAATAATGCAAGACCTCAATGTACTAAATGTAATTGTTATCAAGGGGGAAAACATTTTGAATTTGAACAAAGATTATTAAAGGAAATTGGAACTGTTGCGGTTGATGAATTAAAGGAAAAAGGTAAGAATATTTCAGATTTTTCAGAAAAAGAGATTAGAGAAATTGTTAAGATTTACAGGGTTTCAGTTCGATTCATAGAAAAAGAAAAAGGGATCAAGGTATGGTAAAAACAATAAGATATATAAAATCAAGGCACGAAAGAGAAAGAATTACGAAATGGTTGACTTTCGGTATAGAAAAAGATTGGATAAAAAGCGAATTAGAGCGAATGAAAAAAGTTGGTATTGTTGCCTATGTAGTTAAAAGACGTAAAGATGTTGCAATTTGTCATAAAGATTTACATAGTAAAGGAATATTGGTTGAATAATGGGATTAAATAAACAAAAAGGTTAATAGGTAATGGGTAGAAAAGATAAATTTACAGTTGATTATTTTCCTCACACTTGTAATAACGGTAAAACAATCTTTATTCTTGAAAGTCGTTTTGGTAATAATGGATATGCAGTTTGGTTTAAGACATTAGAACTTTTAGGTTCAAGCAATAATCATTTTATTGATTGTAGAAATACAACTGATTGGGAATTTATGTCAGCAAAAATGCAGATTGAACCGGATAGATTACAACAGATATACAACTTACTTGCAAATTTGAAAGCAATAGACCAAGATTTATGGGAACATAAAATAATCTGGAGTCAAAAGTTTGTTGATAATTTAGAAGATGTATATTCAAGACGTACTAATAAATGTATGAATAAAGACGGTATATGTAAACAATTATTAATTAAATGTAAGCAGAAATCCACCAATAAACGAATAGATGTTGACAGAAATCCACAAACTGAACTAAACAGTACTAAACTAAAGAAAACTAAAGTAGTTGCCAAATCAAAATTTAAAATTCCAACAAAAGATGAATTTATTGCTTATGCTGATGAAAAGAAAATACCTCGATCAATAGCCGGAGACTGTTGGTACTACTATGATAAAATCGGTTGGACAATTGGAAAGGATAAAAAGCCTATGGTGAATTGGAAATCTGCTTTGGGCGGTTGGTGGAATCGTGAAAAGAATAAACTGGAAAGATAATTAAGGAGTAAAGAATGAAATGCAAGAATAATTGTTTTAATGATAATTATAAATGTCCACATTTAATAAATGCAAAAGGATATTTTTGTGTCCTATTTCAAAATTGGATTAAAGATATGATTAATTGCGACTATAAAAGAAATGTTCGTAGGACTTTTAAACCATTGAGGAGTAACAGATGAAAGAATGGGCAAAAATGGACAATGAAAGCAAAAGAATATTTAAGTTAATGGTGATTCCTTGTATCGGGATATGGTGGGTGCTAGAAGAAATATTTACTTTTCAGTTGATTAGAATGATATGGTGGGACTATAGTGATTCTGCTATGTTTTGGAGTATTTTCTTTTTAATATACCAAGTTGGTTGGTTCCTATTGTTAAAATGGTTTTGTATGCAAGAATATTTTATTTAGGAGTAAAAGATGATAGAATTAAAACAGGCATTAAAAGAAGAAAATATCAGATATGGAAAAGAATTGATTAATTTAAATGAGAATGAATATTTAGACAGGCATTATATCACATACGAGGGCGATTATGGTATTTCAACGGTAAACACAGAAAGAGGGAAAAATATTGGATTAAAATTAGCAAGTTTAAAATTACAACATACACTAAATAAAATAGAAATAAGACTAAAATATAATTAGGAGTAACAGATGAAAACAAAAGAAAAATTAACTAAAGGAAGTTTTATAAAAGAATTTACAAGACTGGTAGGTTTAACGCCTCATGACAAAGCTGATAGAAAATTAATAATCAATAGTTTTGTAAGTTTGTTAGACCTCCTCCTCCAAGCAGAACGAGAGAGGTGTGTTAATAAAATAATTAGAGAGGGCGAAATAGCGTTTGCAAATACCGATGATGATGTCCAAATAGAATGGATTAAAGCAATCGTTGATTTATCGGTCAAAGCAATAAGAGAGGATTAGATGAATATAGAAATAGAAAAAAAGAAAAGAGAGTTTTTATTTAATTGGATGGCGAAGGGAATACTTGAGGGAACGCCAATGTATGAAAAAGCAATGGTAGCTTTGACCTCTTTACTCCAAGAAAATTGGACTAGTGTAGAAGATGAGTTGCCGAAAAAAGCGGGGAAATACATCGTTTGTCATAAAAAAGGCATAATTCCAAGAGTAGAAGAAACTGAAATAACCAAATCCTTAATTCCATTATTGAAACATACTTCTATTACTCATTGGCAACCTTTACCAGAAAAACCGAAAGAGGATTAATATGTTTCCTGAACAATACAAAAATAGGTTACTTATGAACACTACTGTGCATAGTGATGGTTGTTGGCTATACAATGGTACAAAATCTAATGGATATGGCAGAATGACAATAGGCAGCAGAGGAGATAAATGTTGGTGGTATGGAAAACATCACAAAAAAGAGTCTATTGAAAAAAACAGACAAACACAAAAAGGAAGAAAATTTACAAAAGAACATAGAGAAAACATGAGTAAAGCGGCTCAGAAGCGAGGCAAAGGCAAGGATAGTCCTAATTATGGTGTCCGTAGATCAAAGAAGGCTCGAAAAAGAATGAGTGAAGCACAGTTATTAAGATATAAAAGAGAAAGGTATGAGGTTTTGAAATGAAAATGTTTACAAGGAAGATGAGAAGGTCAGATACAGAATTTTTATTTAAGTGTAAACAAAACCACGATTTCTCTAATTTTGTGAAAGGGGAATTTGGAATATCTGCACCATATTGTAAGCTATGCAGAAAAACACACCCTAAAAACAAGTATTTAATTATTGATTTAGGAGAATTAACATATATTTAATTAACACATCAGGAGGAAAGAGATGAAAAGTAAAGGAATAAGCGAAAAACATAAAGAGTTAAAGAGGAAAATTCGAGAACAAATGTTAGTAAATCCTATATTAAAAAGGGATTATGCTAAATTGGGAGAATGTTGGAGTATTTTAAATACAATTAAAAATGATAACATAACCTCAATGTTAATTGAAATCGAACATCTTATTGGCAAAGATGCGTGTTTAAAGGTTTGGAATGAACACCATTCTTATAAATAACACATCAGGAGGAAAGAGATGAGTAGATACGCAGGAACCGACCTGGAAATAGGCAAACAATATTGGTTAGATGAATTAGATAAAAGAATTGAACGACTTGAAATAAAGGGAATTGATCTTGCTAATACCGAAAAAGATTACCGAGTTGCTTTGGCGAAAAAGATACTTAAACTTAATGACGTGCGATCCGGGACAGTAAAAGTAGAGATTGCCAAAGGTACGGAGGACATAGCATTTAAGAGACTTCAAAGAGATATTGAAAAGGTTAAATACGATACAGTCCAACAATCTATCTATCAATCAAAGTTGGAGCTGGGAATAATAAAAGAAGACATATTAAATGAACGATTGCAACGCTAGCTATTCGTGAGTAGCTCCTCAATCATTCTTAAATCTCTCCTCGTTATACTTGTTTTACCGCGTTCTTTATCGCTAATCGTGGCCGTGCGACTATAAAACAACTTATTAGCAAACTCTGTTTGTGAAAGTTTCATTTTTAACCGGATTTTTTTAAATGCTTTGGGAGTCATTTTTCATTTTCCTTTTCATTAATAAAACTCGTTTGGCTGCCTTACGTTTCTTCCCTGCAATATTATTCTTCCGGTTTTGTGCTATTCGTATACCCTGATTAGTGGGAATACCACTTAATTTAGAACTTCTTTTCTTTCTTTTGTACGGAGTAGGTTTAACCACTGTTTTTATAAAGGATAGTGGTTTTGATTCACCAAAGTTAAAGAAGTTTGATAAGTATTTACCTAAGTCTTTTCTATTCATTTAATAATGCCTTTTCGTCTGATTTTCTTTGTTCTTTTATCCACTCATGTATTGCTTCATTACAACAAACAGGCTCTCCGCTTTCCTCTGTTTCCCATATAGATTCACAATGAGTACAAATATCCTTTGTATCACAAACAACTTCAGCTTCACCAATATTATCAACGTGTCGATTAATGTCGGCAAGTATTCCTTGACAAATATCTTTATCATACTCATTTATATCCTTAACACTACTAATAATTAGTTGTGCAGGATAAATCTCTACTCTGTAATTGTCTTGTATTGTTTTTTTCATTTTATCTCCTTATAAATAGATACCAAAACACCCATACAAAAACAAGACTAAATATAAAAGAAAAGGTATCTTGTTCTTTAATAGATATTAACATTAAAACAACAGATATTATCCAACCTAAGATCCATATTTTTTTCATTGGTTCTCCTCATTGATTCTCTTAATATGTTTAATCACAATTTTCTAAACTATTAGTTATAGATTTATAGGGTGCTATTTGTAATTCTTCTTCAAATATTTTAGCAATTAATAACCTTGCTGTTCCTCTATCTAATTCGTTAATATCATCCTCATTGATCTTTTTTCTTAATAAAATCGCTTTTTGTTTAATTGTAACATCTTTGTACTTCCATTCAGTACGACCCTTTCGACATTTTTCAGTTTTTAACAAATTGATAAATTCCTTCATTATTTATTCTCCTTGTTAATCATTCTTTTAATTTCTCTTAGGGTTTCCTTTTTAGTTTTAAATGCTCCTACAATAATATTAAGAGAATTACACACACACTCAATATAACCATTTTGATATTTCCAAAAATGACACCTATATGATTTAACCAGTTCTGTTTTTAATATTTGCATTATTTAGCCTCATTATTTAATTGTTTAATTGTTTTATTAAAAACCTTCTTAATGCTAAATAACGTTATTTGAGCATAGAGGCTTGATTTACTTATTACATTACAGGATGCTTTTATTTCATTATCAATTTCTATTTCGAGTGTTTTTAATAAATTAGTTATATGTTGGTTAACTATTCTTTGTACATTTGCCGTGTTACGCGGATTAAACATTTTTACGCCTCCCCATTGATTCTCTCAATATGTTTAATCATAATTGATTCGACATTGGTTTCTAGATAGTGCTTATGACCTTTTTTAAGTGGTTGCGGAGTATTTCCGCCGGTTTTATTCGCCCGATCATAAACAAAATATGTCTTATTCATTCGATAATAACCATAGCTTGTATTCATTTTATTTCTCCTCGCTAAGATTACTTAGCTTTTTCTTGTTTTCTTCGTTTTATTTGAGCAATACTCATTCTTTTGCGAGTCTCTTTTGATCGTTTTGTGCCAGTACGTACCTTGCTATATTGTTTACGAGTCTCTTTTGAGTGCTTTTTGCCATACATACCATTGTTTTCGCCTGTTATGTTGCGCCTATATTCAGCAGATCCGCTAAAATGTTTGCCTCCGGTAGTCATATTGTAGCCAATATTCATTGAATCATACAAAGAGATATAGTGTTTTTCCATTTCATTAAGGACATTAACACTATAGCAAACACAAAGCATTTCCCACTTGAAATTATCTTTACCGTATTTTCTAATTGCTTGATTAATATTACCATTGTGTCTTTTGCTATCGTAAACATGACCTGCCTTTCTATGTAACAATGTTTGAACAGTCGCACCAATATAGACTTTTCCGTTTATTAAATTGGTTATTTTATATACTACCATAATTGACCTCAAAAAAACAACCGAGATATGTGAGCGCAGCCAATAGGAGCGCACCAGTCCTCACGGATTTGGTTATCTCGGTATTTATTGAAATTATAATTGACCTTATTCACAAAAGAACATACTATTTTTTGACTACTGTTACAAGAGTATTATTTGACCAAATTTGATTGCCAAGCGTTATTGAGTCAGGATCTTTTGATTCTTTTACGCAAACACGACAACCCATTGGACCGGAACTCAAAACAATGGCTTTATTACCATTTTGTGTTACAGTTGATCCGATTGGTGCGTCTTTTATTTTCATTAGTTTACCTTTTAGTTAGAATAGTTTCTTAGGCGGTGCTGAATTTTGAATTTGTCGCCTAAATAGATTGATTTTTGTGCAAGAAGATTAACCAGGTCCCTTTCAATATCCATAAAACTAGAAAAACGAATAGTCCTCATTTGTCCGTAATTCCAACTTATCTTCAAAAGTGTTGTTGAGGGGATATCCTCTAGAGTTCGTTTTGTAATTTTAATATCTTCTTTCTCAACAAGTTCTAATAGGTTGTTATACTTTTCTTTTGTCCACGTACCCATATTTAACCATTTTGCCGAGACTTGATAACTCTTTAGTAATGTTGTTAATTGCTTATTCATTGTTATTATCTCCTTAGTTAATAGGATAGTTGATAACATTTATACTTATAACAAATTTCAATTTTTCTGTATAGTTTAAGTATGTATATCTTTGGTCTTTTGCTATAAATCAATGTGTTGTTTAGTGTGTTATATTTCATTGTTTCCTCGAATTAGTGATTAATTGTATTGTGAAACTATCCAATATTACGGAAACGTAAAACTACTGTCAATAGAAATATTCAATTAATGGCCTTTGTCCTCTCAAAAATGGGGAAAATCCCTATAAAAAGAATACTCAAAGGATAAATTTACAACAAGACTATTCAAAGTAGGTGTTTAAGTGTATATCTTTACTTTTCCTACTCTACCCGGTATCTCTTTAATACTATAACGATAGAATGAGCTCCGCGACTTTTACTTATTACAAAGGATAGATTTGTCCTGTTTTAGATTATTGTATCGGGGGATTTGAATATTTCCTTTCTGACCTTTCTGACCTTTATGTCTTAAATGGCAAATTGGATCAAAATTGATAAATTGTCAATGTCGTATAAGATACATTATGTATAATAGGATTATGAATACCGTTGTATGATGTTGTTATCATTGAGTTTATGTAGTGTTGTTGGATTGTGGTGTTTTGTGTCTTTATGTCATTGTGGCAGTAAAACAATATAATTAATGTATGCGGGACCGGATCAGATCAAACTGTCAACCAAAAAAATGGTCAACGGAATCCACTATATACGAAACCGAAAAAGGCGGGGTGCGTTTTTATACATTAGATGTCCGCAGATTTTTTTAACAGTTTAAAGTGGTCGAGGGTATTTGAGGGGGATAGTTGTGTTATATTATTTTGGCAAAAAAATTCGCGAGTGGAGAGGTTATAGTAGTGTAAAGATAGGCTAGGGGGAGATGATCACGCTGGGATGTTCTCCTCGACAAGATAAATTGTGATCACTGGAAAAATTTCCGACGCTTTGTTTTGTGGTACTATTTGTGTCTCCCCCGCGTGTGAAAAGGCATATTTGTCGTGCATCCTCTTATTTGAGGTAAAGTGATAATTTAACCTATATATTAGGTTGTAATGGCTTATGGTAATATAAATTACTTGCGTACAGGATATTATTGTTGTAATATTGCTTATGGAAAAAACATGTTTAGTAGATAACTGTAATGGAATTGTTGATGCCAAAGAACTGTGTGGTAAACACTACAGAAGGCTTATGAGGATTGGTAGCGTTAATCTTCCTAAAAGAACAAGCAAAAATCTACAGACAAAAGAATATAGAACTTGGTCTGCTATGAAGTTTAGATGTTCTATAAATTCTAAGGGAGAGGATTACCATAATTATAATAAGAGAGGAATTAGGGTTTGTGAAAGGTGGATTAATTCTTTTGATAATTTTTTAAAAGATATGGGAAAAGCACCAAAAGGCTATCAAATTGATCGAATAAAGAATGATGGAAACTATGAGCTCTATAATTGCAGATGGGTTCCTCAAAAAGAAAATAGTCGAAACAGAAGAACCAACGTATTGTCCTATGAAATTGCCGAACAAATGAGAGTAATGGAAAAACACGGAATAACAATTAGCGAAATAGCAAAATCAATGGGATTTAATTATTATACAGTTTATAATGTTATCAATAGAGGGGCTTGGATGAGATGATATATTGGATAGGCAAACATAGTAAGAAACTCCGTAGATGGTATTATTACAGAAATGCAGGAAAATATCTATGGGGTTTTTGCCAATTTAGGAAAGATTTTTGGAATCCGGTTGAATACATTGTTGTTAATAAACATATTGAAACTCCCTTTGGGAGATTAGGAGGAAATTAATGATAGAAATATTTAAAAAAATTCCATTGGTAGTTGCTTATGTAATTGCGGGTACAGTTCTTGGTGTAATAATAATATGGTTTGGATTTTTAATTATATCAACTTTTATGATGGCTAAACCATAAGGAATGATATTTTAATAATACAAAGGAGAAGAAAATGAAATACATAATATTGTTTTTAATCAGTTTGAGTTTCGCACAAGTTCCATCTATTACACACGCATTTGCACAAGTACCGGATTCAGTTATAGTAAACAAAATTGCGGGATTAAAAGTAATTTATAGCGATAATGAACGAATTATGGCTGTAAATATGGAACAACGCGAAGTAAACATAGCAAAACAAAACAAACTTTTAGGTAAAATAGAAGCATTAGAAGAATTATTAAAAGAAGAAGAACCTATCGAGGAAGATGATTAATACATTATTTAATAAGGTTTTTGGTGGTTTAAAGTTTGATGTTGATGGTAATATTATTAGTCCCTATCCTCAATCCGGTATAGCTAAAGAGAAAGACTTTCAAAGAGCGAGGAATAGAAAAGAAAGTTTAGAAATTGAATGGATGAATTTAAAAGATAAAGGTTCAGCTAAAAATTGGGACAAATATCAAGAATATAATGAAGCCTGTAAAAAGTATATAGAAGAATTTGAAAAGATTTATCCGCCAAAAGATGAAGATAAAATATTAGACGAAGGATTAGGTATACAATGAGGTTAATTCGCTTTATTAAAACATCTTTACTCTATTTTAGTCGTGATAAGGACTTTTTGAAACGATTCCCTAATTCAACTAAAAGAAGGTTTCTCACAATGATTAAAACTGCCTGGTTGCAGTCTAAAAAGCAACCAAAACCTACTCAAGAAGAAATAATTGAACATAGGGTAAACACTACTGTAAATGGAGGGTTTTTGAGATGAGGAATACTTCACATATTATTATTTTTAATTTAGAGCAACTGATTAATAAATGCCATGATTCTTTTGAGTCTCTTTTTACACCAACGATAGTCCCAGAAGAAGGGAAATATATTAAACCAGATAAAGAACTCATAGAACATGGAATAAAAATATATTCTCAGTTAATAAAGAGTTATATTGATTTAATTACAGGGTTAAATAGTGAATAGATATCAACAAATAGTAGAAATAGTAAAAGTTCTTGAGAATAGTCCGAATGTTGATGATTATGAAAACTTTGAAGAAGTAACTCTCGAATTTGAAAGTGATGATGATGTTGCTGCCAATCACGAACTTGCAGCGCCATTCAGAAAACGACTATTTGAGAGAATTGCCAATATGGTGATATTCAACAAAAGAAGTGATGTTTTAAGTGGAATGAACGGAAAGTGGGATGCTGCACGATTAGAAAAAGGATTTACTTTTGGAGGAGGAGGTATAGAAATGATTGACCTTTATCCTGAGAAGAAGTTTAAATATAAATTTTTAGCGTGGGTAAGATGAAAAGTAAAAGAAGAATTTTTGAGGAATCAATGTTGTTTGGTATGGATATGGAAAAGTTTTATAATGAAGTTGTTTATGTAAAGAGTTGTGGTGATTTTGAACTTTATGAAAGGCGAAATGGACTTCGTGGAATAAGAATTAATGGAAAGAATCACGACATAACAATACATTTAATAGTTAATAATAATATGAATAGCGAAATACACAACTTTCTGATGGGGTGCAAGAAGTTCTTCCCTCATTATAAAAGTGAAATACAAAAGACTACAAAAACAATGAGTTCTGATGAATTTTGGAAAACTCACGTTTTGGTAAATTAATATGAACGAAAGTAAATTCCCTCAATTACAAGAGAACTTCCCTGATTTAATGAATGAGGCAGATGCTAAGAAAAAAGGCATTAAGATCCGTGAAGATTGGCGAAATGCTGAAAAAGGAGATTTTATACTTACTATTGATGGAGTTGTGTTAGAAATTCTTGATCGAATAGAAGTTAATCGTTACCGTGATCGTAAACCTACCATCCAATTCAATACTATAATAGGCAAATTCCCGAATAGTATCTCTTGTGTTTATGCAAAAAGAGTTCCTTTCAATGAGGATAGTGATATGTTGGTTGGTGTCAGTCATTTAAGGCAAGTCTTTATTGAGGATTTAAAATGTACCGGAGAACTTGGGGAAAATGGAAAATTTAAACCGGAGAGCATAATAAAAAGTTATAAATCTGTGTTCTCTGATAATAACGATGTTACTGCATTAATGCGAGGTCGCTCAATTCTAAAATCAAGCAAGGCGAGGAAATATATGTCGAAACAACTAAAACAAGCCTTTGAAGATGAAGGTTATGATAATGAAAAAATAGCGAAACAATACGTTCAATGGATAGAAAGCGATAAAATTCCTGCAACCGTAAGAGAAAAATGCTTGGCAGTTGCAAGGGAGGCTGTTAATGTCAAAGACAAAGATGATGATGAGGAGGTTTTAAAACGATTGCTCTCTACGGAAGATATAAAAGCACTTAAACCGATAAGTCAATTAATGGCTTTATTTAGGAGTTATCAGGCACAAGGCAAAATTGTTGATGGAGAATTTACAGATATAACAGAGTGGAATAAAGAGTCTACACAATTATTATTAAAAGGTAAAAAGGAGAAATAATGTACTATTACACAAAATCAGTTGAAATGGCTATACAATGTGTAGCTGGGAATATTCCTGGCGTTAATGTTGCACGATTAGGGAAAAATGTCCCAGAAACTTGGGAATATGAATTGAGAATGAGAAATGCAAAAGAGGAATTACATTTAGGCATACGTCAAAAAATGGATGCGCGTTTGGCTCGTAAATACGTTTATTCTCACTTAAAGAAAAAGGATTTACCGGAACCTGTTGTCGGATGGTTTAAAGAAATTAAGTCTATTAAAGATGAGATGGCAGTCTTTAATAATTTTATGAATCAAGTTGCGTCCGGAACAACATTTAAAAAGTCTGTTCTTGTTGCTAAGTTCAAACGATATTTCCCCTCAATCAAACTTAACGAAAAAATGACAATGGAAGATATGCTGAATAAAATTAGATGAGTGGAAAATCTGAAAAAAAACTAAAACGAAAAAATAAGAAATTATATAGTTATAGTCATATAAATTTTCTGTTAGAAGCAAAACATTGGAGATGGAAACAACGATTTGGAATAGCGTGGCAATTCTTGTGGGCGATTGATCCATATAAAAAAATGACTAAACATAACAAGGAAAAAGTCAAACACGAATTAAAGAAGGAAACAAAACAATAATGAATCTTGAACCTCTTGGCACATATATAATAGCAGAAAAACCTACAGTAGATGAAAAGAAACATTCAGGAATAATACTCCCCGATCACGTTAAGGAACAGTTAGAAGAAAAGGAATCACCGTACCGCACAAGAAGGGTTGTTGCGAAGGGAGCTCTCTGTCAATTCTTACAAGTGGGAGACTTAGTAGTCTACGAGCATCACGTTCCAACAGTCTTTAATTTTAAAGGCAAAGAGTACGAAATATTTAAAGAAGAATATGTTACTGCACGGATTAAAATAGAAAAACCAAAAGTGGAAGCATAATTGGACCACACGCAGTACAGCCAACTAAATCGTCTTAACGAGAACGAAAAATATGAACTGACAACGATGATGTTGTTGGATAGGTTTTTGTTTGCTAAAATTATTTTAGGAGACAAAGAACTGGGAGATATGCACTATCATTTTAGAGATGCCTCTCCCGAATTCCATAAAATAATCAATTCTGACTTAGAATTGCTCCAACCGGGAGATAAATATGCACTACAAGCTCCCCGCGAACACGCGAAAACAACAATATTAACACTTTTATATCCTTTACACAGTCTTACTTATGATAATATGCGATTTCTTTTGATGATCTCCGAATCTGAACAGCAGTCAATGTTAAATCTTGAAACGCTTGGAAATGAAGTTGAATTCAATCCTAAATACAAATTCTTTTTTGGAGATAGGATGGGTTCAACGTGGGGAAAAGAATCGAAATTGTTTATTACAAAATTCAATAAAGACCGCAGAAATTCTATTGCGAGGATTCTTATTCGAGGGGTAGGACAAAAAGTAAGAGGATTGAAGTTTGGAGCTTGGCGACCAGATGTTATAATTGATGATGGAGAGGGAGAGGCAAACACTTTAACAATAGGGCAAAGAGAGAAGTTTTGCAGATGGTTAGATGCTGTAGTTATTCCCGGTTGTGCTGATGGTATATTAGTTATGGGAGGTACAATTCTTGATGAAGAAGCATATCTTAATACAGTTGCAGGATCAGCAGCTTGGTTTAAAGGGAAGTATAAAATCAAAGGATGGAAGCATAGATTTTTTCAAGCAATTCTACAAGACACAGAACCGGGAGAATTTATTGGAGAAGGCAAGGAAATATTAGATAAAAATGGAGTTCCTAAAGTATTATGGCCGGAGAGAAAATCTTATGAATGGCTTAAAAACAGAAAAGAAGAATTAAAGTCTCAAGGCAGAATTCACGTTTTCTTTCAAGAGTATCAAGGAATTGCGATTACTGATGCGTTTAGGATATTCAAAAAGATTGATATTCAATATTGGGATGGAGATGTTGCTTATGATGATGAGTTAAAAACGTGGTTCCTTAGTCTCAAAGAAATTAAGGGAAGATTTACTCACGAAGATATTGATATAGATGAGGCTTTCCCTGTTAATATATTTATTGGAGTTGATCCGGCAAGTAGTGAAAATGTTAGGGCTGATTATACAGTAGTAATGGTTGTTGCAGTAGATAATCGCAATAATGCGTTTGTTATAGAATATTTCAGAGGTCAAGTTAATCCGATGGATGGAGCAACAGAACTTTGGAAAAGAATGGTAAAATATCAACCTAAAATAGTAAATATCGAGAAAACCGGACACGAAATGCTTGCTCCGTATATGTTTGTCAAAAGCAAGGAGGCGGGACACTTCTTTAATATTCAACCACGTGATGCAATCGGGAATAAAGTTTATAGAATTATGGAGTTGCAACCTCGTTGCGCACAGGGAGCAGTATTTTTTAAAGAAGACATGAGTCAGTTTGAATCTGAAATATTAGCACTAACAAAAGGTGGAAAAACAAAAAAAGACACCCTTGAGGCATTTTACTGGGCTTTAAAAGAATCATATAAACCTGAATTAGAGAAAGTTAAAGAAAAATATCAAAATCCCGATGAAGATGAATTTGAGATAGACAGGTCGGGAGAGATAGATGTTTATCCAGAATGAAAAATGTAGTTTATAATGCAGATTGCCTTCCTGCTATGCGGAAGAAATATCAAATAATTTATGCTGACCCCCCATGGTCATATAGAAATATGGGAAATATACAAGCGACCGCCAACAGTCATTACAAAACAATGAGCCAAGAAGACATAGAGAAGCTACCGATACAATCTATTGTAAATGATAATTGTATTCTATTTTTGTGGGCGACATTTCCAAAAATACAAGAAGCCCTAAATGTAATTAAAGCGTGGGGTTTTGAATATAAAACAGTAGGATTTGTTTGGGTTAAGAAAAACAAGAATTGGACAAACTTTTTTGGTGTTGGTTGGTACACAAGGTCTAATGCAGAGGTTTGTTTAATTGGTGTTAAAGGCAAAGCACCAAAAATAAGCAATTCAATAGGAAGTATAGTAGAAACGATTAGAGAGTATCATAGTAAAAAACCATATATAATTAGAAAAAAGATTGTAGAGTTTAGTGGTGATATTCTACGAATAGAATTGTTTGCAAGACAAAAAACAGAGGGTTGGGATGTTTGGGGCAATGAGGTAGAAAGTGACATTGATTTATTAGGAAGCACAGGAAAAGAGATTTAACATAGTAAAGAAGGCGATTAAGGGCAAAAAGAAGGATAAAAAATAATTATTGTATTACCTAAAATGTTTTTGTACTTTAATTAGTGATTAATTAGTATATTTCCATTGTAATACTCCATAAACGGTCATTTACCTGCTAAGTGACCGTTTTTTGTAGAAATATCTTGACATTCGTTAAAACTTAATTGTAAACTTTGTATACACTTTTTAATAGACTGTATACGTTGTATACACTTTTAGTAGGGAATAAATGATAAAAATTCCTACATTAGAACTTGTAGATATTACAGGTGATAATGTTCAAGAAGAGTTTTTGAGATTTCACTCTATAGGAGAGATGCACCGTTATCAAATGGCGGAAGATGAGCAATTCTATTTAGGCAATCAACTTACCGAAGCACAAGTCCGATATTTAAAGCGATTAGGGCAGTCAGACCAACCAAACAACAAAATTAAACCCGCAGCAGAACAAGTTTTAGCCAATGTAGCCTCGTCAAGTCCTGAATGGGAAACTACTCCTACCGGACAAACTGATAATGAAATGTCTTTTGTTGTAAATCAACAAATGAAGGAAATATGGAGAAAATCAAGTGGAGATGTTCATTTTAGGAGAGAGGCAAAAGATTTTATTGTTAAAGGATTAACATACGGATATATTTATCCAGATTGGAACGCAGATGGAGGATTGGGTGGATTAAGATTAATGAGATTAAATCCTCTATGCGTTTATGTTGATCCAAGTACTACGGAACCTGATTTTAGTAATGCAACCTCTATTATTTATTCAGATATTGAAACTAAGGATAGTTTAAAAGCACAATATCCACAATATGCGGATCTTATAGAAAAAGCAGAAAATAGCACGGGAGTTACTGATAATACACTTGCCACAATGTACTCAAGGGACAATATAACTGTTAAAGGAGATATTGAAGATTGGGAACCGGATAAACTTCGCAAATATTTTAGATTCTCCCCTGTTTCCGTGCCTTATGTAAAAGTTACGATGCTCGACACAGGATTTTGGAAAATATATGATGATAAACAGTATGAAGTAGTTGAAAATAACAAGGAATACAGAAAAGCAGTCAAAAATGAAGAAATCCAAGAAAGGATTATTTATAAAACACACTATCGTCAAATGTTATTCTTTGGGAATCAAAATGCAGAAGATGGAGTTCTTCCAGTCAGTATTTGTCCGATTCAACCAGCCTGTAATGAATTTACCGATAGTCCTTATCCAAGTGGAGATGTTAGAACTGCAAAGGCTCCACAAAGAAAATTAAATCGTACAGAAGCCTTACTTATTGCACACGCGACATCTACAGCAGGAACAAGATTTGGATATGAAGAAGGTGCGATGGAAAAAGATCAATTATCTAAATTAAATTTACCTGGCAGAGTTCCAATAAGATTTAATCCTGGTGGTCTTTCAGGGAAAAGAGTACACGAATTTGGCGTAAGTCCTGTAAATACAGAACTATACCACGAAAAAGGACGTTATACAGAGGATATTCAAGAAATATTTGCAGCTTATAAATTACAGCAAGGTAATCCGGCAGGAGCGCCCGGAACAGTTGGAGAGGCGGCACTTTTAGACGAGGCTGCTGCTCGTAAACAAAATTTTAAAATGTTACCTTTATATGATATGCTAACAAATCTTGGCAAAGTTGCTGTAGAATGGATGCCTTATGTTTATGATGAACAAAGAACACTAAGATTAGTTAATCCGGATGGTAGTGAAAAGAATGTTATTTTGAACCAATTTGTAACCGACAAAACTGATGTCGTAAAAAAGATTTATGATATGCAGTCTTTACAGGTTGATATTAAGGTTAAGGTTGGTTCCGCGAGAGCAAAAACGCCACTTGCAAGTTTGAAAAAAGATTTAATTTTAAAAGATGCAGGAGTCTATGACAATACTCAAGTTATCTTGAATTTAGAAGAACCTGTTGATAAAGAGTCGCTACTCTCAAGAATGTCCGAAAACATACAGCTTAAAAATCTTGCAAAACAGCAAGAAGAACAAATTAAGCAACTTACTGGGAATTTAGAGAGAAGGACACAAGAATTATTCCATACTAAAATGGATGCAAAAGTTTCTAACGAAAGTAAGAAAATAATTGCTGCTGTCGAGAGTTTAAAAACTGAACTCGAAGTAGCAAGAAGAACGGTTAACTCTGATAAAAACAGAGCATCAGCCTAAGTTGATTAACTCAAAAAAAGGAGCACCAAATGAGTGACGAAGTAAAGTGGTTAATAAAAGACAAGTTCAAAGATGATGAAGAAGGTCGTGTTGCTATGGCGAAAGCCTATAGTGAAGTGCAAGGCAAAAAGGACGAAATAAGTAACGAATTGAAAGAGGCTATCGGAAACCTTGCCAAAACGGAAGGCGCGGTAGAATTAAATAAATTCATAAAAAATGATCCACAAACGCTGGAATACTTAAAAATGAGAGATCAGCAGTTGAAGTTGGAGAAAAGTGGAGGTGGAGAAGTATTGGTTAAACCGATACCGCCTAAAGACCTTGATTCTTTGGATATTGGAACTCCTGGAACATCAACGGAAAAATATATGCAAGATGTAAGGGAATACGATAACGCAGTATTAAAACAAACGCTGGAAAAGGAATTTGACGCAAAAATTCAAAAGATTACTGACACAATTTCTACCAATCAAAAAACCACGCAATCTAAGGCTGAGTTACACACACAGCTCAAGGATTTCGGTTTGGACGATAAGGGAATTGTGGAGTATGAAACGTTTTTTGCTGATAAGGAAAATGCAACGGTTGAAAATACTGTTAAAATATTCAAACTATTAACCGGAAAGCACGTTGCTATCTCTCCAGAAAAGCTACAGGAAAAGGGATTCCCGCTTTCGAGTATTATACCCGGAGCAAAGGATTTAGTTATAGAACCTAATCCAGAAGCTAAGAAGGAGATGGATGAACTTATGAAACTTAGTAATAGCTGATGATTTAATATGGAATATCAGTTGTTACTATTAAATATGATTAATAATTAAATAGGAGGCTGTAATGCCTGATATTCTACACGGATCTGGAACGATTGCGCAATTCACTTCTGGTGATAAACGTAATTTCCTTGAAATGGGACCAATGATTCATATGTTTAACCCAAGTGATGCTCCAATTCTTTCAATAGGTTCACGCGCACATAAACGAACTACTCCGGTAGCTGAATTTTACCATATGGAAGATGAATTCTTTGTAAGGAAGTCGGAGACTTTCACTATGGCAAGTTCTGCTAACTTGAAGGATTCAAACGTTAGTGGTATTAATGATACTGGTTGTATTTTAGTAGTAGACCGATTACCTCAATTAGAATTATTTGAAGTAGGTGGTGTTTATACTGCTGTTAAAACTGGTTCTGCTGGCTTAGAAAGTATGTTAGCGTATATGGTTGTTGCGATTGGACAAGAAGTAAGTTTTGCCACTCCAACAGATAAAATGGTACAGTTTGTTGGTATTGATACAATAAGCGCACCGTCATATACTTATGACAAACATAGCACAGGCGTTGCTATTCTAACAAGTGGCGCAAGTGGTACATTAACCTTAACTTACGTTGGTAATGCCGGATTAGGTTCATTGAGTTCTATTCGAGGCAGAGAAGCCACTCAAATAAACCTTACCGATAACGATGTCTTTCCAGTTAGAGGCTTAACGGGACACGCGGAAGGCGGAGCTTTATCAAACGAAACCAGGAAGAAAGTTCGCAGAATTCAAAACTGCACACAAATCTTTAAGGAATCATATGAAATAACCAATTCGGAAATAGTTGAAAAAATGTATGGTGGACCGGAACTAACTCGCAGAAGTGGAAGAAAACTCAAGAAATTGAGAACTGATATTGAATGGGCGATGATAACCAATGGTGCATTAAGTCTTGATGCTACTGCTCAAAATCCACAACGTACTTTTATGGGATTAGGAGTTGGTGGTTCTGCTGGTGCAATTCAATCCAATAACGCTGATATTAATTCTGATTTACAATTGACGGAAGCTTCTTTCGATATGGATGATCTTGATACTATATTCAAAATTTTATTCCAAGATGAAGATGGATCTCAAACAAGAGATTTATTCTGTGGAGTAGACTTTTTAACTGCTGTGGCATCAAGAATTCGCCAAGAAACGGAAGCACGGTTTGATTACACTCCCGGAACGGACTCACGCGCTGGATTAAGAGTTACTGGTTACCACGCGCCAATCGGAGATATGAATTTCATTCCTCACAAATTGTTGAGAGGTTCATTAGCAAAATATTGTGTTGCGATTGATTGGAGCAACTATGAAGTTCGTCCAAAACGAGGACGCGAACTATATAAAGAAATAGATTGTGTCAGAGATGGACGAGATGGACAAGTTGATGAATGGCGGTACGAAGGCGGTGTTGAGATTAGACACGAAAATTCACACTCAATTATCAAAATGGTATAGATTAGTTTAGTTTGAAACGTAGGGGACGAGTAACATATACTCGTCCCCTACAGAAAGGAGATGCTATGAGATATAATGAGGCATATAACTTTGTTGAAAACAAGGTCAAAAAACATAATATAAACGTAGGGGAAAGACTCCTTAATACCTTTTTCGACAATACGGTAAAAGATTTAGGGTTGCGTCTTGTCAGAAAAGAAGATTTTGAAGAATTTGCCGTTTCTGGCAATAGTTATGTATTTACCAAAGAAAATTTTAATGGACAAATATTTAGAGTTCAAAGAGGCACAGATGATCCACTACCGCCTGTTGAAAAATCCTTATTAAAAATTGAGGCATATAGCAGGGGTTATTATTTAGATAGAAACTTTACTACAGGATTAATAACTGCCGGGACTTCTGCTGATCCGATAAAATTAACTTCTGTTGGACACGGATTAACAACAAGCTATCACGTTATGTTGTCAGAAATTATAGGGCTTCTTAATGCTACCGGAGAACTTTCTGCTTTAAATGATTTAAAACACACTATCACAGTAGTTGATGATGATAATTTTTCAGTAGCTATTGATGGTTCTGGATATGCAGTTGCTTGGAGTTCTGGGGGAAAGTGGGAATGTGTTAATTATGTATTACAATTAGGTGCTACTCCCGATACTGGAACCTTAAAAGTTGATTATGTGGCAAAGCCGGAATTAAGGACTTCATTGGCAAGTAGGATAGATTTACCCGATTCTTTATTACTCCCTTGCATACATACGGTTATAGCCGATTTATATGACCTTGAGGGAGATATTCCTGTTCCTGTGGGAGATAAATTTATAACATTAAAACCGGGAGATAAACATAGGACACTCGCCGTAAGAGGGGAAAATCAATATTTACAACAAAAATATAGACGAGAAATTACTCCTTATGTACTTTCATCGGCTATGCAGGAGTTGATATAATGGCCTTACAAACAATCCAACAAAGAGTAATGGATCAATTAGGAGATACTATTGGCGGAGTTATGGCTTTTACTGCATTATGGGTAAAAGACCAAGTTAATTTAGGAATTAGAGTTATAATTAATCGCACTCCTACAAAGAAATGTAAACATCTTTACGGAACTGCTCCTGCTAAATTTGCTCCTACTTCGGGACTTCTTGTAGAAACAAAAAAAATAATTAGTGTTTTAAGGGACGATGATGGTAGTATTCCAAGAGAATGTATGGAAGTTCCTTACGAAAACTCAGCAGAAGTAAATGATGTCAATTCTCAATATGCTCCATCTGAGAATATTCCTAAATTTGTTATGGAACCACAAACTGACGGAACAATGAAAATAAAAGTTTATCCTGTTTCTGGTTCAAGCATTGCTACTGCTAATTATGTTAAATATATAGAAGTTGATCCGAGTTCTGCTGTTACATTAGCAGGATTCCCCGAAGAATTAGAACCTTTTGTAGACCTTTATGTGGTTATTCAAGGGAAAATCAGGTCTTTGGGATATTACAGGAAATTAATTAATGATGTAGTTGCTAATATAACAGGCTCGGTTGTGATTGGTACGACTACCTTTACTTCTCAAACTTCTGTGTCAGTTACACATAATGCCGGAGTTAAGCCTATAGTACAAATCCTTGATGCAAATGATGTTTTGATCGAAGGAACGGTCACGCATAATACGGTTAATGATTTTACAGTAACATTTTTATTTTCTCAAACCGGAACTATTATTACTTCGGTAGGCTCATCTTCTGGCGGAGATTTAGTTAGTTTCATAAATAGTTTGCCTACTTGGAACGATATTTCAATGGGTACAATGCCTACTGTCCCAACCTTAGAGGCTGATGCGAGTTCTCCGGCAAGTGCTTTACCTACTCCGCCTACAATAGTTTCTGATATTAGTGCCTTTATTGCTGCAAACGCCTTGCCGACCGCACCTACGATAGTTTCTGATATAAGTTCATTTATTGCTGCAAACGCCTTGCCGACTACTCCTTCAATAGAAGCAGATGCAAGTGAAATTGTTGCCTTACTTGGTGCAATACCAACCTATGATGGAAGTACTACAAATACGCTTACTGATATAGTTGTTACAAGAATAGAAAGTATGCTTAATACTGCTGCCGATATGATTTGGAAAGAACAAGACGGAACCGACGATATCTCTAATGATGTTGAGAATTTTTTAAGTACAAATGATTCTGAAATGGCGAATGTGGCATCGAGTGGAGCTAATGCTGCGGTTAATACTGCACAAGCTGAACTTGCAAAAGAATTGGCGAAATTAAGAAATTGGGAAGGCGAATATAAATCTAAAGTACAGAATTTTGCTGAACAAATAGATGCTTGGTTAGGCAGATGGAAAACTTATACAGATGAAGATAATATAAAAATAAAGAAATTCTTAGGTGATTTAGATTCGTGGATTAAACATTGGAAGTCTTTTGTTGATGAAGATACAGTCGCAATTAGTAAATATGGTGTTGATCTAAAAGCGTGGGATATGGAATGGAACGCTTATAACGATGAGGACAAAATAGCTCTTGAAAAATATCTTGCCGATTTGAATGTTTGGGCGACACAATGGAAATCGTTTGTAGATGAAGATTCTTTAAAAATATCAATTTATAAAGAAGAAGTAACGGAAGTAATAGTTACTTATCGTGCTGATATTGAAAATGAAGCTCAAAGGTTCGCTTTGGGAATACAAAAATCTCGTTCACATCTTGAGTCTGCAAAAGTTAGGTCTGGAATTGTTACAGGATATTTACAGAGTGTCGGATTAATTCCAAATGAAATTACAGAATTACAAAAACGATTTGATATAGGGGTAGAATCATATGTCAGGAATTAGAATGAAAAAATTTATATTTGCACTATTATTAATTGGTTCTTTGTTTGCTCAAACGCGAACTGTAAATGCTCATCTTTTAGTAAAAGGCGACATCTCTATGGAAGGTAACGCTGATGATGCTTTTGAGGGTACATTTACCCTTCCTTCTGTTACAGCAGATAGGACTTGGACATTACCTGATGCTGATTTGACTTTTGGTTCTCTTTTGACCGATCCAATGACAACAAGGGGAGATATTATTTATCGTAATTCTTCTAACGTAACAGCAAGATTAGGAATTGGCACTAATTTATATGTCCTTCAAAGCGATGGCACTGATTTGGCTTGGAGTGAATTTTTAGCATCGGAAATGAACATAGTTGATGGTGGTTCTAAAATCACAGCTACAGAAGTTGAAGGAGCATTACAAGAGAATCGGATTGCTATTGATTTGAATACTTCTAAGGTTACAATGACATATCCGGGAGCCGGAATAGCTTTAAGTACTGGTTCTGCTTGGAGTTCATCAATTACAAATAATTCAGCAAATTGGAATACTGCTTATACAGATAGGTTAAAATGGGATGGTGGTGCGACTGATTTGGTTGCCTCTACTGGTAGAACAAGTTTAGGTGGAACGACCATTGGACAAAACATCTTTATAAAGACAAATCCGGGTGCAATCACCTTCGGTAGAGCAAATGCAGATAATACTTTCGATTGGTTAAGTGCCACAAATTTTAGGACTGCTATTGGCGTTGATGTTGCGGGTACTGATAATTCTACAGATGTTACTTTAAATGCAAGTGCCACTACTGGTGGTTTAGGATTATCAACACAAGAAATAACTTATAGAGCTGCTACAAACGCACAAACCGGATATATGACAGCCGCTTTAGTTACTAATATTGAAACCAATAATGCAAAAAACACCAATGTTTCAACAACGCTGTCAACAGGCACGGTCAATGCAACAACATATTCAATTACTTCTGATGGCGGTGCTGATGATGTTACTTTAGTAGAGGCAACTACCACCACATCGGGATTATTAGGTGCGGCTAAATGGGATGAAATAGTAGCCAATACTGTTCATAAAGGTTCAAGTGGTACTGATCATTCTCTTTTAGGAGCAACGCCCGGAACTGCAACTGCTTCAATTGCTTTAATTGTTGATGCGAATAAAGATATTACTTTGGACGGTGGTGATTTAACTGCGGTTCTTGGAAATTTCACAGGTAACGTAGAATCAAATTCACTTAATGTTATAGAAGGGTATGGTTCAGGTAGACTTATATTAAGAAAATCTCAAATAGAAATATCTCCGGGCGACACTCCAAATACAAACATAAATGTAAATGTTAATAATGCTGCAAGAGATTTTAACCAACCAACAATGACAGATGCTACTAATCTGATAGCAACTGGTTCAAGTGGTTCGTTTAGTTTAAACGCAGGAAATACATTAACACTGGATATTTCAGAAAATATTATAACGGTTCTTGGATGGTTTTTTTATGTGCAAGATATGAACTCAAGTGGAACGATAACTTATTACGTAGATGCTCAAATTAGTGGAGCAAATATTATACTTATTCCCTATATTACCGGAAATAGTACTGGACAGAGTTGGCTTGATATTATAGATGCAGGAGATACTGCGGCGTTTGTTATACTCTATTTAACAAGTACATAAAATGGAAGCAATAGGAAATAAAATGAAAAAAACACTATTAATACTATTGTTATTTGTAACAGCAATAGTATCACAGATAACAGATGTTTCAATTTTAAACATTAAAAGTTTCAATGTAGATTATAGTAATCCTATAATAACTGTTCCAGATGGTTATGGAGTAATGCGAGAACCCAGTCCTGTCATTGAATATAATGGTAAATTAATTTGGGTGACAACTTTCGTAAAAGATAATGTTCACTCACTGCATAGATTTGAGTGTTCTATTAATGATGAGAAAAATTGGTCATACAAGGGTAAGCTCTCGTTGAAGGGACAGGGGGGTGTAGAATTAGAGGGCGAAGATCCAACATTTGCTATTACTTCTACAGGTGAAATTCACTTGCTTTGTGAGAATAAATCTTACGAGAAATCACATAATTTCTTTACTATTGCTAAATATATAGCAGCCGATTGGGATAGCCCATTTTATTTTCAAGGTGGTTCAACAGGTGTATCGCCCTTTGGTAATGGTAAAGCTAAAGATGCAGTATATTCACCTGATTTTACGGACAAGTACAATCCCTTTGCTCCCATACATTTAGATGGTAGAACAGGCATACATGAGGAAAATATATTTTATGCTGTTTGGAACGGCACGGAATATATACCTGACCCTGAACCGATTTTTTCAGTTGATGATATTAGTTTACCAATTAAAACCAGACCCAACTCGAAAGTTTTAACTACTGGGATTGGTGATACTTCATTTGAAATTAAGAAAGCTGATGGTAGTATTAAATACATTATGGAAACTGTCGCATTTAAAGACTGGGATTATGATAAGTGGTTATCGGGAACTGGAGGATATAACGGTTATTGGTGTCAAGGACTTGCCGTAAGTAATTCACTAAGGACTGGCTGGCAGGAACTTGATTCAGAGATAAAAGACCAAAATGGTGAAAATACTGCGTTCAGTCTTTTTTATAATAACGCTTGGAAGGCGTTGGTGGGGAAGTCAAATAAAATATATTTAGCAGAGATAGTAACGGGGAGCGTTCCCGACCCTGAACCTGACCCTGACAATCCATTTTTTCTTCCTGATGATGTTCCGGGTGTTTCATACAACACAGTCTTAATGCGTGAGTTACGACCTTTAGTTTTAGGTTTTACTTTACCACCTGAAGAAGAAGCGGACAGGGGGAGAACCATTAATTTGCTTGATGAGGTAGGACATTATGAACCATTTGACAAGAGGGAAAAATGAAGAAAATATTAATAGGCATAATTGTAATGATAGTAACTGCATTGTTATTTATATATTCTCAATGGAGTTTTACTGTAAATGATTATTTGAAAGGATTGTAGTTTTTTTAATAACCAACAAAAGAGGTCAGAATGGACTTTTTAAAGACAATGCTCGCACAGCTTAAAGGTAAAACTGTTTGGGGTGTATTATTAATACTGCTTACACAGTTTACTGGTTTAGATTCCGAAGCTTTAACTGGAATACTTAATAGTGGCGTAGATTTACTTACTGCTGCTGGTGCTTTCTTAACCGTAGTTGGGGTAAACCATAAGATTGACAAGTACCTTCAAGCAATTAAAGATAAAACTGGATAATAATGTTTCGGTTTAGTAAAAATTCAAAGCGTAACCTGTCTGAATGTACTGAAAATTTACAGAGGGTAGGTTACGTGCTGATAAAAGTAATGGATGTCTCTTGTGTTGAAGGACACAGAAATAAGCAAGATCAAAATAGAGCTTATGAAATGAAACTTTCAGATAAAAAATATCCTGATGGTAAACATAATAAAAAACCATCTGAAGCAGTTCATTTTATACCTTATCCGAAAGGATGGAAAGCGACAAGAGAAGAATTTGTTTATATGGCTGGTATAGTATTAGGCATTGCTGCGGTTCTTGGGATTCCTGTTCGTTGGGGCGGAGATTGGGATTCTGATAATGATTTACACGACCAAACATTTATGGATTTAGCACATTTTGAGGAGATTAATTAAATTGGTAGGAAATATGATTAATGAAACTGAGGGAAAATAATACTGATTATGATGAAGTTATTGCCGATGCAGAATTAAATCAAATAAGGAAGATAATGATGAGTTTTAAAAACACAGCGGTTGGAAAAGTAGCAACTGGAAGTAATTTGAAATGGGTTGGCTTGATTGGTTTAGGTTTGAGTTTTTTTATATATACTCAAACGCAAGCAAGAGCTCAAGGGAAACAAGAAGAAAAAGTAGCTACCAACTCAGCTGTTATTCTACAGTTAATTGAAGCTAATAAAAATGATGCAGAAGTTAGAATTGAACAAGTTGCACAAATTGCCAAACTTGAAAAATCCACAGAAGTCATTGAAAAAGATGTTGCAGAAATAAAAAAAGATAATAAAGAAATGATTAAGCTTTTAATAGAAATTAACAATAAATAATGCCTAAAAAATATGATATAATTGATAGATTCGACGGAGGTCAAAATAATGTCTCCGATCATCGCGATATAGCAGAGAATGAAGCTGAGCTTCTTGAAGGTTTCGTTTCTGATATACCCGGACAACTTAGAACTATGGGAAAAGAAGCCTCTCAATCTCAAACTCTTACTGGTTTTCAGAGCCACGATGCAGCAGGATTATTTCATACTTTAGTTGATAGAAACAGGGCAGGAACAGAACAAGAAACCGAGTGGCTTTTAAGCGTTGATAAAGATACTGGGATAGTTGGAGTTCTTGAATACGCTTCTATTGGGGGAGAGCCTGCTGCCGGAACTTGGAATGGCGCATTGTCTCCTACTATGGATTTAGGCACTACAAGCGTTAAGGGAGTATTCCATACGTTTGATGGCGTGGTTCGTGGGTGTAATGGAAATTTTGCTAATGGTACTCCTAAATGGAATGGATATATTAAAAGAACCAAATTTACTGGTTCGGGTGCTGTTTATACAGACGATGAATGGTGGGTTACTCCCCCTACTTTAGCTCCACCTTTGTCTTTGGCGATGGTTGATGATGATAACGCTGCTGTCAGTAACTTAGCTAACTTTACTTTACAAATTGCTAATACGATGGAACACGCAGCGGGAGAAGATAATTATTTATGGAAAAAAGTTTTTGAAGGTGCTGTGTCTTATGTGTATGACGGCAATCAAGAATCTTTACTAACCGTAAGTAGTAATAATCTCGATAATACAGGTTTAGCAGGAGATCCTGTTCTTTCAAGGGGAACTTTTGCCCTCTATATGACAGGACATACAGCAGATTATAATTCATCTAATTTTGATAAAAGAATTACGCACGTTAAATTTTATTTAAGAGAGCAGGGTACGGAAGATTGGTTTTTACAAGGCGTTTATGATTTGGATGCAGGAGGAGGACTTCCGTATTCAGAAACAAAAGAAGATTGGGCGTATGCTGCTGCTGTTAATGGTTTATATTGGGCTGCGAATACTTTAACAAATGCTACTGAGAATTTTATGGCAGAGCCTTTAATGGAGCATACTTATCTTACGGAAACTGGACATTTACCATCAGAAAAGGCTATTGATATTGGGAATTCCGGAGATGGTTGGAAAGCCTCTGCTGTTTTAAATAGACAAGTTTATTTATTTGGAGTTAAAGCAACTGATGAAGATGGTAAACAAATAGAGAACGGTGATATGATATTGGTTTCAGAACCAAATCAGCCTGATAAATTTTTGAGAGGAAATGCTTTAATATCTGTTACTGGAGACGGAGACCATATAGTCGGGGGGTTGGCTATGGCAGATAGGTTGTTTTCGTTTAAAAGAAAATCAATGAAAGTACTTAATATCGCGCAAAGTGCATTTATAGAAGATGAGACAGTACAAGAAGGTGTTGATGATGTTGATAAATATATTCTAACGGATTATGGAGTCGTTTGGGTTAATCCGAATGGACTCTTTTTACATAATGGGAAACAGTACATAGAACTATTTAAGAAAAGAATTGAAGGTAAATTAGAACCGTTTATTGATAATGATTGGTTTAATACTAATATATATGCAAGCGGAAGTTGCGGATTGGCTTACAATAAATACGAACAGCAATTAATTATTAGTGGATATACCAATGGTAAATTAATTATTTATGACTTGGCAAGTGGTTCTGTTTCCTATGGAATTGGTAGAATTGGTACATTATCAAGCAATTTTATACAAGACATAAAAGGGAACTCTCTCTTTTTGGCTGATTCTACTAATGATGTTGTTCTACAAAAGTTTGATTTTGATGAACAAAATTATACTGACCCTAAATATTGGGGTAAAAGAAAAGATTTTGGCGCACCGGGTGTAAAAAAATACATCTATGATGTTGTTGTTGGTTATCGAAATTCAGGAAGTCTTTTGAACGATAACGTAGAATTATATCTTGATGGGGTCAGCAATGTATTAAATGGAACAATGTTAGCAGGTCAGAATACCTTTGTAGACGCTTCTTATACATTTTCCGAAATATTTAAAGAATGTGAAAGCGCACAAGTTAGAATAAGCTCATCGTTACAGATGCCATCATTTTCAGTTTATCAAACTGATAAACAAACAGGTATATTAAATCAAACAAACACTAAATTAACATGGGATGTTGAAGAATGGGACACACATGGTAATTTCGCTGGTAATACTTTCACTCCAAGTGTAGCGGGCAAATATCTTTTTACAGGGCATGTTTGGTTAGAATCAGGTAATATAGCTACTACAAACTTTTTAGTATTATTATTATATAAAAATGGTTCAAAATACAAAGAAGCTACATATAAGATGAACGGGACAAGTAACTTTCAAGGACCAATGCTTTCGGTTACTGCCGATGCTAATGGAACTACTGATTATTTTGAGCTTTATATTCATCAAGTTACTGGAGTTACTAAATCTACCGTACCTGCCTCTGAAGTTTCTGCGGTAAAATATTATACTTGGTGGCAAGGAATAGGTCTTTCTACTAATGATGTTGCAAGGTCTTCTTTTTCTGTTTATCAAGATGATGCCGGGCAAAGTGGTTTTACAAGTGGTGCTTATGTAAAAACGCAATGGGATTTTGAGGAATGGGATATAAATAGTGAATTTGCTTTAGGAGCAGGTGCATCCAATAGTAGATTCACTCCAACTGTTGAAGGTTATTATTATTTTGATGCGCACGCTTGGTTACAAACCGGAAGTATAACTGCTGGAGATTTGTTTGCATTGGGTTTGTTTAAGAATGGCGATATTTATAAACAAGCTGAATTTATGTTTCCCGGTACTGGTAATTTTCGAGGTCCAATGTTATCGTGTACAGCTTATGCTAATGGTTCCGGTGATTATTTTGAATGTCATTTATATCAACTTACCGGAGGGAGTAAAAGTACATTACCGGTATCTGAAGTACAACCGCCATTATCAAATTATACATATTTTCAAGGACATTTAATTTCACCGGCAGATTCTCCAATGCCTACGTTTTCTGCATATCAAGTAGATGCTGGACAGGCTGGAATACTTGATAGTACATATACCAAACTTTTATTTGCAAATACAGAATGGAATGTGCTTAGCGATTTTGCTGGTAGTACATTTACACCTACAGTAGCGGGGAAATATTTATTAATAGGTAGAGTTTGGCTAAAAGTCGGAAGTATTGATGCAGGAGAATTATTGTCTATACAAGTCTTTAAAAATGGAGAGCAATATAAACAAGCTGAAATTAGATATGCAGGAACGGGTGCTGTTTTAAATTTTGAAGGACCAATGTTGTCAGTTATCGTTGATGCTAATGGAACTGGAGATTATTTTGAACTTTATATAAATCAATGGACAGGTGTTACCAAAAATACACTTACCACAGCAGAAGTCCCCGTTGAAGGCAATCGTGTATATACTTGGTTTCAAGCAGTAGGAATTGGAGGTGGAATTAGTACAAAACTTAGGATAAACCATATAAAAATAAACAAAAGGATTTTATATAATGCTCGACCGTGAGACTAAACAATATATAGACGATTCGTTTAAAAAGATATATAATATCTTTAAAGCAAATAATTTATACTCTGATTATGTTAGAGCAAGAAAAGGAGTTCTCGTTGCTGATAATTTTGCATTAGAAGGTTATACTCTTGGAAGATGTGTATATAGAACTATGTATGTAAGAATTTATAATTCTGGTACTGGTCCGGTATTAATAAGTATTGATGCAGACCCGGTTGTGGGAGAGGGAGAAAGTTTTAATCTCCCGACAATTACAGATGCAGTAAATATGGCAAGCGGTGGATCAGATGGTTCTTTTGCTTGGGCGGCAGAACTTATCACAATGGATATAACAGAAACAATTATTCACACTGGAGCTTGTGTTCCTACTGCGTCAGATGTAGAAAATTCAACCGCAGGTGCTATTTATTATTATAGATGTTTTATAAGTGGTGGCAATATGGTTATTGCTCCATATAAAAGCGGTAATAATATTGCAGCAGTAAATTGGGGTACTGTGTTATCAAATGCCGGAGATGCAGTATGGTTAAAAATTATATTCATTACAGATAGATAGGAAACAATTATGCCAAAAACAATTAGAGCATCAGATATATTAAAGAATTTTAGTAAAGTTCCTCGTACTGATTTGGTTATTGATAGGATAAGGAAAGTCGAGGAAAGAAAACGTGAAGAAGAAGAATCTAAATTATTATTAATTGATACTTTTAGAAAAGTATCTCTTAGCGGTTCGGAGGCAGCAAGAAAACATAAAATTGCCAAAGCGGGTGGTTTTGATGGTGGACTTCTTGCGTTTTTAACTAAACCAGAAGAAGCTCAAGTAAGTTATGAGTTAGGATTAGATAAAGTAAAAGCTGATCCATCAATTTTAGGGGATAATTTTTTTGATAAAATAGGTCAAGCATTTAGAAATTTATTTGGTTCAAAAGAGGAGGTATTATAATGGACCCTCTAACATTATTAACAGTTTTAACAACATTATTTAGTATTGGCAGTTCTCTATCGGTTACTGGACAAAGAAAGAAACGAGAAAGAGGGCAGATTGGATTATTGCAAGAACAATTTGCGAACATTAGTGAACGTCCCGAAGAAATAAATGCGTTCTTTGATAGTTTAACTGAATTTACGACTCAAGGAACTGAATTACAGAGGAAAGGAGCATCTCAGGATTTTGTTTCTCAAGCACTTAGGTTGGGACAGGAAGAAAGAGAGGGAATTAGACGTTCAGGAATGGTTAAAACTTCGACACAAGATTTAGAGGTAGAGAGAGAACTTGGTTCAAGGAAATTTTCCAATGTTTTAGATTTATTAGAACAAAATAGACAAGGACAACTTTTAGGAATAGGAAAGGAAAGAGAAACGGAACTTCAAGGGATTGAAGATATACTTTTCCAATTAGAGAGTGAAATACTTGGGAAGGGTGGAAGTGTTATTACTTTTGAAGAAGCACAAAAAATGTTTGCAGGAGGACTTTCTTCCGAAGAAGCATTAAAACTTCTTGATACCATTGGTAGTTTGTCTCCTTCAGAACTTGGTGCGTTGAAACCTGCGTCTGCACCAAACAATATCTTTAGTAGTTCTTCCTTTTTCGGAGGAGGCTAAAATGCTTGATAAATTTGGAAACCAACAATTAACATCAGTCGCGGGGATGTTTGGTGAATTCATTGATGTTGCCTTAAAAAGACAAGACACATTTAAGTCCGAAGATGAGGATTTAATTACTGTTACGGATGAACTTGGCAGAAAAACGAGAGTTCTGGATGAACCAGGATTAGAAGTTGATCCGGGAAAAAAGAAAGTTGATTATAGTGCGTCTTTAGCAAATTGGTTGGATATTGCAGAGAATTCAAATCCTACTCCGGCAGAACAACAGTATATTGACGTTAATAGGCAATTATTAGGTAGTGGTATTAATCTTGATGCTGAAACAATAGAACCGATAATTGGTGGATTGAAAAAAACTATTGATTTTGAAAAACCAACGGAAAAGGAATTAGAGTCTCCTATTGATAAAATAGACAATATTATTCTTGAACATCGTGAAAAAATTGAAGATTTAAAAAAGAATCCGGAAGTTCGTATGGAGGAGGCTGTTCCGGGACAAACCAAGAAAATGTTTGGACTTGACTTTTTAGCATCAGATATTCCCGCTAAACCAGCAAGATATATTAAAATGCAAACGGACACTTTAAGTGGGGATGTTGAAGAAGTAGAGATAACGAAACAAGAATACCTTACTCTTAAAAAGGCTCAAGAAAACAGAGAGGCAATAATTAGTGATCGTGAAGCGATTATAGCGAAAAGAGAATTGCAAAAAGAAAAATTACTTGGTCGTGGTTTTAAAGCGACTGTAAACGATGATCCGTTAGGGATAAGGAAATAATGCCGGAACAATTCACACAAACTGAATTTATAACCTCAATTAGAGAGAAATATCCACAATATGAAGATATTGACGATAGTACATTAGTGTCCTCGATTGTAGAGAAATTTCCTGTTTATAAAGATCAAATATCTGATTTTGGAAAACCTATTGAAGAAAAAGTTATTGAAGAAGGTCCTAAAGAAAAACAAAAAACAGTTAGACCTTCACCTCTTGGTGCAACTATAGAATCATTTAAAAGATTATTTAAGATGAAAAAATCGGGGGAACTTGACATTTTTACCGATGCCTTAGTAAAAGAATTAGAGGAAAAACCTCTCGCAAGTGAATTTTTAACAGGATTACTTGGAGAACACGCACAAATTGGACAGGAATTGCCAGAAGCTAAAACTATAGGAAAAAAAGTTGCTCGTGGTGCAGCAAGATTAACAGGAACAGTAATAGGATTTGCTCCGATTGCTAAAGCAAGTAAAGCGATTGGTATTGGTTCTCGGATTGCTCGTAAACACGGATTGATTGGCAGATTGGTTGGTTCGGCAGAAACTTTCGTTGCACACGGACAATTAACCTCTAAAAGTACAGATTATGTAGAAAGACTTAAATCAGCAGGAGGAGATTTAGCAACAGGACTTGTTTTCGGACTGGCAGGAGGTCTTGGAAAAGACTATCTGAAAGGATTCAAAGGAAAGGTTGCGTCTTATCCGGCTATGTTTGGTATTGGTTTTGGAATGAGTAAAATGGGGGATAGTTCAAATGAAGATGCTATAATCAATGGTGCTTTATTAGTAGCATTACACGGAATATTTGATATTGGCGGTAAAAAACCTGAGAGAGGTAAGGCTTCGAGAG